ACAGAGATGATCAAGCCAAAAGAGAACCTAGCTCAGAAACTGGCGAAAGCGATAACATCAAAACCTAGTGGATTCAGTTACTTGGATAAGTCCTATTATAAGATTCGTTATAGATATGCAGAGAAATACTCCTCAAAAGACAGCAGAGAGTTCTGTAAAACCATGATGAAAAGAGCCAGTGGTGGTGTTGTCTATCGTTTAGAAGACATTGACAAGGCATCAAGGGATGGTGTGAATAAATCACACGGTCACAAAGGCGAACCATACGATCTATTCAAGTACAGAGGAGGAGTTAGATGTGGTCATGTATGGGAGCAGGTATTGTATAGGCTGAAAAAGAAAACAGACGGAACATTCAGAGATAAATCTGATAAGATTGGGCAGTATGAAGAAAAGGATTCAATCCCTAAAACGTACATAAAAAAACCAAGAGGAACGAAAGAAAGCGAGATCGCACCAAAGGACATGAAGAATGAAGGGCATCATCCTAATTACGGCAAATAATGGCAGGAGGAATTTATAAAATAACAAGCCCTAAAGGTAAGGTGTATATAGGGCAAACTTCTAATTTTAATAGAAGAAAGAGCGAACACAAGTATTTGTCATCTCAAAAATATATTACCAAGCTATATTCTTCTATTAAGAAATATGGCTTCCAGTCGCATAAGTTTGAGGTCTTGGAAAAGTGTGATGACAAATCATTAAGAGATGAATTAGAGCAGTTTTACATAAACAAATATGATTCAATTAATAATGGGCTAAATTTAATTGATGTTGTTGGAGGTCATAAGGGGTTTAGTGGAAAGAAACATTCTAATGAGGAGGTAGAGAGAATAAAAAAAAGGATGAATGGGGTAGTTCCTACTTGGGCAATAAAAAAAAGAAAGAAATCAGTCCACTGTTTAATGAATAAAAAGACTTATGATTCCATTAGTGAGTGCGCTAATGATTTAAATGTTAGTCAGTCTTTAGTTTCTATGCAATTAAGTGGGAAAAGACTTAACACTCTAAATGTGGTACGAAAATGACAGCACTTTTCATCACTAGACAGGACTTAGTTCAAAGTAGCATCTTAAATGGTAACGTAGATACCGATAAGTTTATTCAATTTATTAAGATCGCACAGGACATCCACATACAGAACTACTTAGGAACTTCTTTGTACAACAAGATAGAGAGCGACATAGAGGGCAGTTCTTTGAGTGGTGACTACCTTGCTCTGGTCAATAATTACATCAAGCCTGTTTTGATTCACTTTGCCCTGGTAGACTACCTACCTTTTAGTGCTTACACCTTGAATAATGGTGGCTTTGTTAAGTTACTTCCCGATAATGCTGAGAGTGTTACTAAGGATGAGGTGGAATACTTGGTAGAGAAACACAGAAACTTTGCACAGTTCTACACGCGTAGAATGATAGACTACATTAGGTTTAATCTAGAGAAGTTTCCTGAGTACTATTCTAACTCCAATGATGATATGCACCCAGATGATGATGCAACTTTTACAGGATGGGTACTGTGAGAAAATCGAAACCAAAAGAAAAGAATGTGGAGCTGTTAAAGCAGTTTCTGAAAAAAGAGGAACAATGGAAGAGATAAAAGATTACATCTTCACAGGTGCGATAGCTACTGTTGCATTTTTTGGAAAGTGGTGGTTCAATAAAACAGAGAAGAAAATGGAAGAACTAGAGAAGAGAGTTGCATTCAATGAAAAAGAGATTGAGCTGAACACACAATCCGACAAGGACTACAGAGATAACACGTCAAAAAGCTTGGATGAAATTAAGCAGACACAGAATGAGATTTACAAGCTCCTAATCAGTAAGTCATAATGAAGCTAGAGTTTTTAATGATTCATTGCACAGCCACTCCAGAGGGTAGAGAGGTTACGGCAGAAGACATACGAAAGTGGCACATAGAAGGTAGGGGATGGAGAAGGGTAGGTTATACCGATCTGATACAGCTAGACGGTAGAATAGTAAATCTGACACCTTTCGATCAAGACGATGAAGTGGAGAGCTGGGAACTAACTAACGGAGCAAGAGGCATGAACGGTATTTCAAGACACATAGTCTACTCAGGAGGCATGGACAACGAGTACAAGAACCCAAAGGACACAAGAACAGAGCAACAAGAATATGTACTAAGGGCTTATGTAATTGAGATGGTCGCAAGATACCCAGATATTAAGGTGTGTGGTCACAATCAGTTTGCTAATAAAGCCTGTCCTTCGTTTGACGTTCCTTCATGGTTGTTAGGCATAATACCTCAAAAGAATATTTATGAAAAAACCGTTTAAAGAAACAAAGGTTGGTAAGTTCCTGAGTGGAGCATCACAAGCATTGCCTGAGAGCGGTATTTTAGGCGTTGTGAGAGGACTTCTAGATAGCGATGATACTCTAACACCAGAAGAAAAAATAATGGCTGAGAAACGATTTATGGAAGCCTACAGGATTGAGGTGCAAGACCGTGATTCAGCTAGGAAAAGAGAAGTGGGCAAAGGTGGCTTTGATTTTATGATGAATCTAACTGGACTAGTCGGTTTAGCTGCGTTCGGTTTTATCATCTACTCAATAGCTTATCTAGAGATTCCAGAGAGAAACAAAGAAGTGTGGATACACTTGATAGGAATTGTGGAGGGTATTATCTTGAGTATTTTTGGTTACTACTTTGGTTCGGCTATGAAGAAAAACGAGCATTAAGCAGCACCATACACACAGCGTTAGCTTTCATTTGCCAACGCACGAAAAGAAACTTTTTTAAAATGCCAGCCCTCATACTCAAATGGATACTTCTTTGCTTTCAATGAATGATACGGAAATCCGTGAGCTTTACAGCATTCAGTAAGAGAACCCCACGCTTCGCAAAGTTCTCCTTTGATTAGTACTATTATGCTTTGGCGGTTCATGACTTGAAATAAAAGTTATTCGGGAGTTTGTTTTTGCAAGTATTTCCAATAGGAAAAAACCCTTGACTTTCTTGAAAATCCTCTTGACTGCTAATAAGATTTCCAGTATCTAAAAGATGCACCATGTATTTAGTATTTTTCACCTCTTTGCCACAGCAAATACAAGGGTTTTTGTTTCCTGTTTCTTCGTAAGTTTCTTCCTGAATATCTGAGAGAGGAATTTCAAAAAGCCATTGGTTTAAATCAGTTTTCATATCTACTTTGTTTTAAATTCTATGTAAGTATACGTCTTATATTTCTATTTGTTGCAATGTTTTTAGAAATATTTTTTTATTTCTTATAGCGGTTTCGCCCTAAGATTATTGGTGGATGGTGGAAGGCTTTTGAAGTTTGTGTAAAACTTTTTTAAAAAAAACATTTGGAGAAGTTAAAAAGGTTTATTTTTTACTATACTACCTTAAGATAGTATTAGATATACCTTAAGTACTTACTTATGTATTATAAGTTAATACTTAATACTACCTTAAGATAGTACTTATAGGGAGTTTTTTTTAAATTTGAAGTATGGCAAGAAAGAGATCAAGGAAAGCTCTGATTAAGAGTTTGGATACTGAGTTCAGTCGGTACATACGAACAAGGAACGCAAAGAATGATCTGGTAGAGTGCTTTACCTGTGGCAAGAAAGACAACTGGAATAACATGGATGCAGGACACTTCATGTCCAGAAGGCACTACTCCACTAGGTGGGATGAGACAAACGTACAAGTACAATGCAAGGCTTGTAATGTGTTTCGGCATGGAGAACAGTATAGGTTTGGAATAGAGCTGGATAAGCACTTTGGAGAGGGTACAGCACAAGAGCTAATACAAAGATCACATCAGTTAGAAAAGTTTTCGACAAATGATCTTGAGGCATTGCTTGAAAAGTACAAAGAGTTAAATTTGAACTCATCTTGTCGTACTGTTTAGTTTAAGGGGTTGCTCTTTTTTTGGGTAGCCCCTTTGTTATTTACATTACTTTACTATATTTGTCAAAACTAAACAACAAGATGACAAGATTTATGGCAGTAGTAGTATTAGCCTACATGGGAGTACAGGCAATGCGAATGCTAAAAGATGTTTTCACAAAAGACCTCCCACTAAACACTCAATTTATTTTGCTATTTGTGACTGCCGTGATATTATCATTGGGGTGTGTCATTGTAGCTTTACTTTTTAAAGAACAAAACAATGGAAAAGACAGGAAAGATCAGTAGTGTAGTCAAAGGGAAACCTTGGAAGGATTTCGAGAAATATGACATCTTCTTTGAAGGTGACAAAACCAAGTATCAATTCATGGAAGCAAAGGGATATGTTCCAAGTGCTGGTGATACATTGACCTACAGAGTCAGTAACGAGAAGTACAACACGATTATGAGAGTGGGCGATATTCCAAAAGGAAACCCACAACCAGAAAAATCACAGGCTAATGTGGTAAGGAGTCAATGGGACTACAAGGACAGGCTCATAGTATTG